ATGAGTAACAATTTACCTATCATTCGTTACGTCTTCGACAGACGCAAGAAAGCAACGGACAATATAGCATCTTCCGTTGAGTTAGAAATCTATTTCAGCCGGAACCAACGCCGGAGATTGAGCACCGGTATTAAATTGTATGCCGGGCAATGGGATGACAAGTTACATGCCATTAACCGCACAGATGGCATCCTTATTAATGCACGTCTTACCGAAATTTACAAAAGACATGAACAGGTGTTTTATGACATGTACGCACAAGGTCTAACAGCTACATGGGAGAATTACGAACTTTTCATCAAAGGAGAAATTAAAAAGGAAATACCGACCTCGTTTCTCTCTTACATGAAAAAAAGAATAGAAGAACGTGGACTTCGGCATTCTACCAAGGTTTCACAGATTGTAGCCTTAGAGGCACTGGCCCGCTTTGGCAAGATTGATTCTTTCGCTTCACTGACATCGGCTAACATTACAGCATTTGATATCTTTCTTCGGACGGAAGACCCTAAACGTAGCCAAGCGACAATCCATAATTATCACAAGCGCATTAAAGTATACGTAAATGAAGTATACGCCTTGGAATATATAGACAGAAACCCTTATGACCGATTTAATGATAAGCGTGGAAAACATAAACCACGAAAACCGCTAACCGTTGAAGAATTGAACATTCTCCGGGATGCAAATTTTACTGGAAAGCTTGATCGCGTACGTGACTTGTTTGTTTTCTGCTGTTATACTGGACTGGCATATTGCGACATGAACACTTTTGATTATTATAAGGACGTGGTATCCGAAGGAGGGATGCAGTATATTGATGGCGAACGAATAAAAACCGGAACAGGCTTTCTTGCACCACTTTTGCAACCTGCGTTACAGATACTGAAGAAGTACAATTATAAACTGCCATCAATATCTGATCAGAAGTACAATGATTATCTGCATGTAATTGAAGAAAAACTGGATTTTCGGAAACCTCTGACAAGTCATATCGCTCGGCACACATTTGCAACGACGGTCTGCCTTGCAAACGATATACCCATTGCAACATTAAGTCGGATGTTAGGGCACCGGCATATAAGCACTACAGAAATATACGCAAAGGTAATGGACTCTTCGGTAAAGAGGTACGCAGCAAAACTAAACGGAATAATATGAGGAAAAGCCTCAACGAACAAAGAAAAAGGCAGCTTATTCGGCTGCCTTTACCAATAATTATTTTTCCAAATTCCAATCAACAAACAACTTTTCGGTCGTTTGCTCCCATGGAAAAATAGGAAAAACATCACATAAAACCATACCGTTAGAATATACATCCACAACGATCATTTTTCTTCTCCGACGACTGCCTCTCTCGTAGACGATATCGCCAATTTCTAATTTTTCTTCCATATATTTTGAATTTATTTTACGGAAGCGAAATTAGACATTGCAGAGATTTGATTACAGGACAAATATAGGCATATAAAATAGAGATGATATGCCCTACAAGCAATCATAGCACAGATATCTATTTTGAAAAAGGTCTTTAATTTGTATAAACAACTGATATATAGAGGTATACAAAGAGGACACAGCGAGGGACAAATAATATACGATTTTGTCCGGTTTTTAAGTTTATTTCACGCCTATGTGTATGTAAAAGCCCCGACCGTCACCAGCCGAGGCCAACACTTGTCGCTACAAGCATCACTTCTATCTCTTCAATCTCTTATATAATAGCCATCCGACAATAAACAACAGAAAGCCTATTATTATCCCGAACGCCCATCCGCCCAGCTCAACCTTCATAGCCTGCCATCGGGTCAACTTCTTCTCGACCTCTACAGGCACCTCTACATATTCCTTAACGGTAATCTTCTTAGAAGGTATGTAGACGGTATCTTGCGGCACTTTCATCTTGGCTATCACATTACCAAGACTATCAATCGTTAGTTGCGCCTGTACATTCTTCGTATTTGCAACATCCAGCCATCGAAGCACCACACGACCATTTTCATCGCATTCAAAGAGCGCACGGATAGCAGCACTATCGGCAGGATTAACTACTGGAATCAACGTCTCGATATAGATGCTATCTGTTCTACTTTCAATCGGCACCTGCCTAACACTCCGGCAAGCACCAAACCATATTCCTGACATCAGGAACATGGTTAAATAGATAAGACGTTTCATAAAGCAAGCACTTGTTTACGGTTATCCTTTCCTCGGTAGCTCACGTGTACCCAAGCAAAATGTTTCTCATCAATCAATTGGTCGAAGGGAAGACCAAGCTCCTGAATCAGATAGAACAACCTCTTGTTTTCCTTCGGACTTCCTCCGGTTATATCCGCCGCCCGTCCGTTCATGTGGTCGCTCGTAGCGGAGCCTTTCACAGCCTTATTGAGTGCAGGACAACGGAAACCACTGTTCACGGTGATTGGTTTCCCGTATGCCTCTCGCAATGGATCAAGCACGTTATCTACTAATGCAGTCATATTGGCTACATGCTCTTTCTTACACCGGTTATCAATTCCTAATTGGTCGGCTGTCTCTGACTTACAGAGTTCAGCAATTGTAAAGTACTTCATTTCTCTTCCTCCTTATTAATTAATAGTCACTGGGCGGCTGCCGATTGGCACATCCACGAACATCACATTTCTTTAACTCGGCTTCTTTAAGACGCAATTCCAACTCATAATTCTTCTTGATAAGCTCCAGTTTTTCAGCCTTTAGTTTGTTGTTCTCAGAATACAGGAAATCTACTTTCCCGTCTCTTGAGGTCATTCGCGCATCAGACTTATCAAGCTGTCCGGATAAGTTAGAAATTACATTCAAAAGATTCTGTATCTCCGCTGCATCAGCGGAAGCATCTTCTTTCCGGGCATTCGTTTTTCGATTTACCCAGAAAGTTATAACCCATCGTATAGCTTCGAACCCACCTAACGTCCCAACTATAGCCAACCATTCGCTTAAGCCCATATACTTGACATTTTCAAAATTAATACTACCTTTGTAAACAGATAGGCCTATAAGGCCATATAGTGTTTGTCCCGCCCGGCTTGTGAAAGTAGGACGGGATTTTATTTCACTTTCAATATTCCATTATCACTATAGACTTGTCCATCATAAACTTGAGCAGCAGATGTTGGCCAAGCCGTACAAGACAAAATCCCTACAGTGCCGGTATCGTTTCTACTACTTCCGATACCAGCCTCCATAATTTTACCATTATAATTAATTCGGAGAAGATTAGGATAAAGGTCGATGAAACCATTATCATTAAAAAGTTCTATCTTGCTGCCTGATAAGCGTAACGTGGAATTCGTATAACCACCAGCAGCTTCACCTTTGATGTTTATTGTAGCCCATGTTCTTCCCGATTCTGTCAAATATGATAATGATATCACTTCTACATCATCCGCATCAAACATGCTTATTGTGCCTGTATCTGGATCAAGCAAGATACGTTTACCATCAATAGCAGTCTCAATCAATCCTCTGAAATATCCTTCATCAGCTTCAACTCGCCCCTTGAATTTATATTTCTGCGTTTCCGGATCAAGCTCAAAAACTACCTCATTATTAACCAGGGCAAAAATACCGCTACGTTCAACCCCGTCTATAGTGATACACTTATCTCCCTGGACTATGCCGGTCAAAATCGGTTCCTCGGCTGTCCCGGTATTCTTTCCCGTAAACAGCTTCGGAGATATCATATACTCGCTACCGATCTGTACCTTGTTCGTGTCCCAGCCTACAAGCCAATCTGGTACATTTGACATAACTTTAGAGATTGATCCGCTTGCACTTATGACAGGATCATCCGAATTCGATCCTCCGGATATTCCTACAGATATGCTATCAAAGTCATCAACAATAGCAATCTCAACCGAATTCCGAGGACTGGAGTAATCAAGATCAGAAACCTCAGTACCATTCAGCCAATGGTTTACGATCCAGTTACCCGCTGAATACAGTTCCTTAGTACTACCTTTAATGCGGAATAGTTTAGCAACAAGCGTATTGCCAGCAATAGGTTTTGAATGAATATCACAAGCAATGTTATCCACTAAAAGACCTTGGATATAGAATTCAATGGTATACATGACAGCATCTTCGCCATCTTCGCCACGGAAGCGGCTCCACGTATAATCTGCGGGATCAGTACTCTCTATTGCCGTATCCTTGTTAACTGCTATGCCGATATACTTGGTCGAATCAGTCGGAATCTGATACATATCCGCTCCGTCCGCGTTATCGGAATAAGCGATCCATGTATAAGTAGTCTTGCCGTCTTCTCCTGCCGGACCGGGAACGCCATCCGTACCGTCTTCACCTCGGAAGCGGCTCCAAGTATAATCAGAAGCCGTATTACTCTCTGTTGCGGTTTCCTTATTGTATGCAAGACCGATGAAAGTCTTGCCGGTTGGATCATTGCTTATCCCGGCTCCGTTCACATCATCAGCGTACTTTATCCAGGTATAATAAACCTTTCCATCTTTACCGGGAGTTCCGGGAACACCTTGGGGGCCTGTGTCGCCTTTTATCCCCTTTATCCTGATAGGAGTCCCCCAACTACCGGAAGATGAGCTTTCTGCGACCTTCTGAGACATCCAAACAACTGTGCTCGTTGCGTCAGTATGCCAGCCGTTCGAGGTGCCGTTTCCTGTAGGTTTTCCCGGTTGGGATTCACTGTCGTGATAGGTGATATAGACCGATAGGCCATCACTACCGGCAGCACCGGTGGCACCATCATTGCCATCTGTCACCATCAAAGCCCAGGCAGTACCATTATAGATGTATACCCGTCCGTTATCAGTATCACGATATACCCAGTTCTTTAGCGGGTTGATCGGAGGCGTAGATAGATCACCTTTCCAAACTATATCCAGTCCGTCAGCACCGTCCTTACCATTAGCTCCATCCACACCGTCAATAGTCATTTGATACCATGTACCGTCCTGATAGACATAGCTCTTACCATCAGTCGTATTCTTATATGCCCAACCATTCTGAGGATTAGAAGGATGAAAAACATAGCTACCCTTCCATACTATTGACGTGCCATCCTTACCATTAATACCATCGGCACCATTGGTACCATCACCCCCCTTTTCACCAGTATCTCCTTTATCTCCCTTGTCGCCCTTTTCACCTTTAAGATTCTCTTTGACTTCATCATCAAGATCCTCCCATTTAATAACGACATTCTTAAAAGAGGTGATGAATTGATTCTTGCTGGCATCCCATGCCCATGAGATAGCACCACCGGCAAGAGAGCCAGACTTATCAGCATTAAACTTGGCAGAGCCGTCACCAAACTCGGCACTTCCGTCAGGATGTATACAATAGACTGTATGTCCGCTGGTATCTGTACCCTTTATCATGCCATTTTCGCAGTAAAATCCACGGGCACCATCTCCACCGGGAATATCGCCGCCAAGACGGGTTTTAACCTTACCAGTCCAGTCCTTACTGTCAATGTCGAACATGATGTCAATGGCGGGCTGGCCGCTTTCGTCAGCATGAATATAGATGGCAGACTGCCGATTCTTATTCACGGAGTTGCCGAACTGAACAATATCATTACCTGGCTCCGGAGGATTAGTTACAATTCCTTCAGCATCTCTGTCAAACTCCGATACCGGCACATGGACCACATCGTCCACTACAGAAGATATCTCTACATGATAGAATGTTTGTTTAGTACCTGTATAGGTCTGACACCGCATGAAGTCATGAGCGACAAAGCTCATGGTCTCATCCTCCAAGGTGATAAGATACTCCGTACCATCTTCGGATAGCGTAACAGTAGCTATCTTACCACACGCCTGCGAGATGCCCAATGAACCGATTATCGCCCGCATCTTTGACACCAACATCTCAAACACAATAAACTGTTCACGCACCCGGATGGAGTCGATCTCAAGCATCCATTTACCCTTTACGTACTCCCAGATTTTCCATCCGTAACCTGCAAACCCGGACATGAAGTCTTCGACCACTTCCGTCACGTATTCTCCGGCAGCATTCATCACTTGCTTACCGGTTTTCTTTGCCGAAACAAGCATACCTACGATCTTTGCTGTACTTAATATTGCCATATCAATCAGTATTTATATCATTATCTTTAAGTTCTTCAGGTATATCAATCTCTTCATAATGCTCCGGAAGTTCCAATAAAGGTTCGTCCAGTTTCTCGCCATGCAGATAATAGGTATACCCCAAATACAAATCCGGACCAGCTATAAAACCATCCGAGATACGGCGAAGCACTTTACCTTTTGACGCTACAATCTTTTTTATAGAATCTCTTTCATCCATATTAATAATCCTTTGTATATTCTGATAACGGCTTTATCCTGGATGCCATTCCCGACCAACCGGAAGCGGACTTATAGGTATTAACAACGGAGTCCGGCACGTAAAAAATACAGTTGTCTGTGTTGTAGAACGAAGCGTATCCCAATGTTGGCGGTGTCTCCTGTAGAATGATCATCTCAGTTAAATTAGGACAATTGGCAAAAGCATTGTTTCCTGTATATACAGATACATTGATTGCACGATTGATAATTCTTTTCAATGAGGTACAGCCATTTGTTGCTCCATATCCAATAGTGGTTACAGTTGCTGGTATATCCAATTCCTCCAGTGAGATGCAATTCAGAAACATATTGCCTCCGATCTCCGTCATGTCAGAAGGCAAGGTGATATTACGCAGAGACGAACATCCATTAAACATTGAACCAGTTTTATATTCTGATAACCTTGAAATGGAAGAAGGAAGCTCAACCTCTTCCAACGCCGTACATCCGGCAAACATATTGCTTACAAAAGAACTATCCTCCCGAATTGAAATCTTTTTTAAAGAGGAACATCCATAGAATGTCGCTGCATCGCTATTATATGCTACCCAATGAAAATGTTTCAAAGGGGAAGCATCGACAATATCTGTGTTTCCGCGAAATTCAGTATTAATAACTCTCCTAACAGCCGCTTCTGCCTCTGTTATAAATCCATCTCCATCAGTATCCCACAAAGTGTTTGCAATAGCTTTAAACGCAGGATCAGCCATATATATTGCCGGCTCCCCATTCATTATCAGTTCTAATTTGTTGAAAGTATTTCTTAGCGCATCAACGAAGTCCTGATAGTAATTAGAATGCACCGTAATCTTACCATCAAGAACCGGTATCGGTTCCTCACCCGCCAAACCGGATGAGTCCAAGCCCTCGTAGGTACCATCCGCCAGTTTCGCAAGCATATTCAACGCATCAGCCGTGTAATACTCCTCTTCAAAGCCTACCGCACGAACGTGTTTCAATACGTGAGCTGTTCCTTGTGATTGTTGTGCCTCGATGATATCCAAAAGTAGCCGCACAGGCTTCAGCAACGGACAATTCTCAATCCAGAAGTCGGTAATGTTCACCGCACACTGACCGATTCTCAACCCTTCTGTTGCCAGGACAGGGAAGTTCCTGAATGAGATGTACTTGTTGTTTGCCGGGTACTCTATAACTTCAAGCCCGCCGCCATTCGGAAGCTTGATCTGGCTCAGGTTTGTTCCGTCAGCATATATCTCACGAATGTTGATAATCGCGCTCAAATCGAGAGTACCTTGTAAAGTAGCTATATTAGACAGTAATATCTTCTGCATACTGCCGCAATCAGCGAGCGTAAGACCTGTAATAGAGATTATTACATCTTCTATCTTACTGCCAAGGATAAGTTCAGTCAAGCGCCGACCTCTTACCACCATGGTACCGGAAACATTCTTTTTATGCCAGTCTCCGATACTCAATAACCAACTCGCCGCCTGAATCGCATTCTGTTGGTCGGCACTACCGCCAAGGTCGATAGTTATGCGACATGTTTCACCTGCCTTGGTGCGTTTCCCCGACACTATGGACGTACCGTTAGCGATTGCCGGATACATATCGAAAGCCGGAGTGATGTCATAGTCTATCAAATCACCGGCAGCACGTACAATGATGGTGTCGGTACCATTGGCAGAGAATAAGCCATAATTATACTTACTCATAATATACATGATACGCTTCTTTATCCATGCCGTTTCTGCACTATAGAAATCACCATGAGATTGCGTAATAGGGTCGGTATCATTACTATAGGAATCATTATCATAAGCTATCTTGGCAAGCTCATAACGCTTGGCATCAGCATTTACTAACGTAGCCGGGAAATATTCTTTTATTCCGAGGAAATACTTCTTATAGAAAGCATATGCCTTGTCATAAGGAGTACCGGAAGACTGGCCGCATAAACTTTCCATTGCGGCGAACATCTTACGCATTCCCGCAGTAATCTCAGCACTGAAAGCCTGTTCTAACAGATTCCAGAAGACAGAAGTCTCACCATTCCAAATTGGCTGACCGTTGTCGTAATAATCATGCATCTCACACCAATAGGGTTTGCGGTCCTGTCCCTGGTTGTCGATCGGGAAAATGGTATCGGCATCATCCAATCGCCATCTCCACTTGCTCCCGGCTGTACAGAAACTATATGGATAAGTATTCTTCGCCCGCTGGTCGGTTCCGGCAGTGAATTCCACAAAATTATAATGGAATACAGCATCATCAATGTCGAATTGTTCCGGCACAGTCTCCCGGAACAATTGCTTTCTGGAATTGATGAACAGCTCATTTAACTGGTCGGATGTAAATGCGGACAGATCGGATGCAAGGTATGCGGTCAACTGCGTTCTCAAGTTGATCTGGCCGTTCCCAATGTCTGAAGGAATAAACTTTCCTTCCGCCGCCTCGTAGTAATAGAGATTGTACAGGTTGGCATCACCGGCCTTGGCAATCCAATACTCATAACCTGTACTACGATATTCAACTATGGAGGCATTCAGTTCAGCCAGTGTTCCATTGAATGGTCTAATACGGTTATTGCAGACATATACGGCATTATACGCATCTATCCATTTCTGCGCAGACAACGGTTCTGTTTCATCGGCGTTCAGTTCACCGGCATCGAAATCCCAACAGTTGGTATTGTTATATTGGAAAGCTTCTTCATCGGCATTATACGCCCAGTATGGTTTGCTCCTGTTCCAGGGAACACGGAAAAGCGCGCCCAGCGGAGCATTGTCCGAACCTTCTACGGATAGCAAGGCAGGGAAAGCTTCTGTGTCATAACCGAAACAAAGATCATCTCCTTTATCCGGACCGAACGTAAATTCTCCCATGCAGGTATATACTTCCTGACCTTCTTCATTGATAGACTTAGAGAATCCGATGAACGGTTCCTGATAAACAGCTACGCGTATCTGCGGATCGGTGGTCATCGCCTCATTCTTCATACCAATCTCTTTGTATAGGTCATTATAGGCGGCTACACTTCCGGCCTTATGATCTTGCATGGAACTCGCCCAATTCTTCTTAGCCGTCAGACGCCCGGACTTCGGCACACCGTCGAACATGAGTACTTTGTTTTTGTCTGTGGTCCCGTCGGCATACGTGGCAATAGAGTTTATCTTATTACCCTCAGCATCTTTCAATCCCTTCATCTTGAAGCGGATATTCCACTCCAGATATTTCTTTGATGAAGTTCCCTGGCCTTCAACCAACAGATTGGTGAGCGTGAAGTTCCTTTCCGGTTTATCCTTGAAGAAGACTTCCAGATTACCCGCCACGCCTGAAGGGTTATTCAGGTTAGGGAAAGGCTTATCAACCACGAATACATTGTATAGCATCTTCGTAGCATTGAAGTCAATATTCACACCTTCACCATCCAGCACTTGGTTGATACTCTTCTCTGTCTGTTTCTCATCGGTAGTCACCAGCTGATTGATATAATTCTTCTGTACGGCTTCCGAAGTTAGAGCCGAATCATACACGCGTAACCCATAAAGATAGAGGTTGGCATAGTCATTGCCCAACGTTATCTTTCCGGCGTTTTTGAAATAGTCATTGCTCTCATAAGCGTACTGCCGGTTCTTCTTTCCGTTGATATAGATGGCGACGATATTAAACCCTGCATTTCCGTAGGCATCAGGCATCACTACAACTGTCAAGCGCATACGTACACCGTTGTCAGTAGGGACATCCTGTGTGGTGCTATCATGTCGCGATTGGGAGAAGAAAGAGATATTCTCACCGGATACTTTCAGGCCGACATTTCCCTCAGCGATAGTAATAATGTTCTTGCTGGCATCCGAAGCATTCTCCACCTTAAAATCAACCTCAATAGTCTTTCCTCTACGCGCCGCTTCCACAGCAAACGGCTGATAATCTATCACCGCGGAACTGCGGGCAAAGATTTTCAATACTTTAACGCCATCACCATCAGATACCCATCCGTCATTGCCCCAGTTAAAATTATTCCAAATTACAGGGATAACAGACTTATCCACCTCATTAACTATGCTGCGACTGTTGGATTGTGAATTGCTGCGCGTACGGGGATTAATATAGAGTGCAGCTCCGGCAGTGGCCGAGTATCCGAGGGAGTTATTCACATTCAGCGTGATCGGATCAATCAGGTTATTGTTGCCGCTGGTCACAGACACAACCACATCAAAGTTAGCATCATCATCCGTATCAACCTCCATCGGATAAGTGAGAGTATTCTTCGCATTCGTCACGATAGTATCATTCTCCGAGCTATACACCTCCATACCGTCTTTCATGATGGAGAACAGCGCATCCGTTTGAGCGGCAGAACCGTCATAGATAGCATAATTGAAAACAATGTTATCCTGCCAGTTGGTAAGAAGGTCAGCCACGTTATTCACGCACATCAACTTCACGGCTTCACCAGAAGAGATACACATGATACTAATTGAAACCGCCTTTGTCTGGATGGTATTATCTGAATTGGATAAGTAGAAACTCACATTATACACACCGGTAGTTCCCGGATGCGGAAGCGTATAGATATAAGGAGTATCCAGATATACGGCCGTTCCAAGATTCTGGCTGTAGCTCTGGTTATAATCATCACCGGTGACAGTCACATGCAGCGTCTTGCTGATATTACCGTTAACGATCATCGGGATGGCGATATCTCCAGAGAATGCCGTCCACCAGGCGAAGTTAGGGGCACTCACGCCAAGAGAAGTAAGCTGAACCACATAGGTAACAGGCGCCGTTGTCTGGTCGGTATTTTCCCCCTTGATGGTAATCTTGATATTGTTGCTGCCGCTGGTCAACCATTCAGAGACATCTTGTTTGACGGAGACATTGGAGGATATTTCCATTTGCTTGACTACAGTAAAGTCAACATACTTCGAGTTCTTCACCATGATGGTACAGAGTCCCAATTCTCCGGTCGGTTTATAAGGCTCGCTGATGTCATCCCGATACTGTGAGACGAAGGTAAAGTCAAGCACACATTCTTCACCATACTGTGCTGCAAATCCTAAAGAAGGCATATTATTACGGATATATACGCTGTACATGGTACCTGCACCGCCCGCAAGCTCCCTTACCAACTGCTCCAATGCGGCACCTGCTCCACCATCATATGCAGTACCTGCTGTATCACCGATGACAAGACCGCCACCTTGCTTGGGATAAAGGGTTCCGTCACACATTTCTAGCGAATAGACATCATTGGGAAGGGTATCAAAAGAAGGATCGACATTAATAAGGCCACCAAGAGTAAGGTCACCGCTGGCTTCCGCCGGGGCAACTTCTACGATGGCGTCTTCATCCTCTTCGATAAGCGTGTCGATATCCTCTTCAAGCAAACAAGACATTAAAGCGGCCGGGGTATTTTGTTTCGGAAGGCGAACTATCAAACCATTTTCCACTGTACTTCCATTGGACAGAGTGATGTGACCGGAGGCGGTGTCTTTTTCTACCTTAGATAAAAAAATATTCTTTAAAGCCTCGTTATTTGCCGTTATTTCAGCCAACACTCGAAGTGCGGACATTACGTCCGTATCAGATAATTCCTCTACTTCTGTTTTTTTCAGAAGTAGGCGATCTATTAAATCTCCACCAATTTTTATCCCCTTCAGGTAATTAACTATAGCCGTTACTTCGCTGTCATCTTTCTTACTGATAAACTCAGCCAGAACACGAAGCGAAGACATCACATTCTTATCCGTCAACGATTTGATATCATCCTTTTTCACGATATCGACACCTTCACCGCCACCCTGAATAACAGTGGAGCCGCCACTTGTACGCGTCACGGAAGCCCCAACCGGATATTTCTCCGATCTGGGCTTTGCCGGTGCGGTGGATGATATTATAGCTACTTTCCTCATACTTCAATCATAATACATTCAAACCGGTTCATCTTATAATCTATGGAACCACCGGCGTTAATGAATTTCTTACCAACCAAAAAAGTGTCGGACAATCTTGTTATCGGAGATAAATCCGCACGCTCTTTTATTTCCTGGGTAAGTTTAATACGGGTGGCACTATAATGATTGACGCAACGGGTGATCATCATTTCCTCCGGCCGGATGGTGTCATCAAGGATGCAGTTATAAAGGTTATCCTTTAAATAGTCATCGCCTAACATTACCTTACTGTAACAGGCTCCATCTTCATTATAGGAGGATATTTTAAACTCGATCTCGTCCAGCTCGTTGATATAATTTTCATTGAGAACATTTTCATATGTGCGGTCTGAATCGTTATCCTCCTTTTCCTGTTCTGGGGCTCCTTTATACAATTGGAGCTTTAAATTACGCATGAAAGTATAGTAGGGATATCTCTTAATTTTCCCGCCTTCCCCGTAATTATTAGGCATCGGCCTTAATACGGTCAATTCTATTTTTCCTAAAAGATGATCTTCATTCCTGATCGGTATGGCATATCCTTCGGAGTCTATATTCATATAATACTTAACATTGTTTTCAAAGTTATTCCAGCTATACCATATTTTCGACTTGTTATATCCACCGCATCTTATAATGAATCTTGTCTCCTCTTTTACCCATTTACCGCCATTCCAGTATTTATCACCGATCTTCAGCTTGAATTTGCAGCAATTATCACCGGCAACATTATTCCAGTTTCCGTCACCTTCCTTGCCCGGATCAGTATATAATGAATCGGACTGAAAATATTCTCCGCTCAGCAACAGATAACTGGTCGCGCCTTCATCCGGTGGAGATATGACGGTATCCACCAAGTAGTCAGGATTGATCTGTAATACAGGAATATCATTGTTTAGGAATATCGTTAAATCGTCCAGTAAACTATAATTCTTATTACTTAGTCCCATTCCGATGATCAGGATATCTTCAAAGCTCAGCGTGGAAGGTTCGCCATCAGCCCATTTGTATTTTGACTGTTTGGATATCAGTGATCCGATATTGTTTATGACTGCGTCATCCGCATTACTTCCCAACTGCCCCAGGTCCACATTAATTCGCTGCAATGAATTCTTATCACTAAACAGGTTGTTAAATCTCCTATTTGTGTAGAACTTTACAAAATGAGAATACTTGTCTCCATCAATTTTCCGATAGTACGGGCTATCTTTAATCAAAGGGTTCAATAAAGATGAGTCGAATAAATCCGGAATCAAATCTTCTACAGCGTAATTGCTACATGTCACAGTTACCTTATTATAACCCGGAAGAACATCCAGCGAATGGTTTGATCCGGCAAAGCCTATATCTTGAACCAACAGCTCGTTTATCCGGGCATCAACTTTATGTCCTAATCCGGAATCATATTTATGATATGTCCCGGTGTGGTCCACGTCAACAAAATAAATATCACCCTTCCAATCCGTGCAAGTCCAGTTGAGAAATTTGCACACCTCCTCAAGTACTTCCTTTAACTTCATTGGCTTATCATCTTCATCGAAGAAATCCTGTTCACTCAGTGTCATATCTGCAAGCACATTCTCTTCCATAGAATATGCCGCCTGATTGGAGGCGTAGACATGAGGAATAAAGATTGATTTGTATCGTCCGGCAGCAGTGGATATACAACGCTGCAATAAGCGCCATAAGGATACAAAACTCTTAGTCTCTCCCTCAGTCGTATAGTCTATAAATTCCAGTACGGACATAGCGGATATACATTCTATTTCCAGGACGAATGTCTCTGATGCGTAATCTTGTGTATAGAGTTCCGGCTTGATGAAACCGCACCAAGTTATAGCACCAGCTTTCTTGAATGTTACCCGATATTGCCGGTATTCTGTTGAAAACAAGGTTTGCAGGTAATCATTACCGACAACCTGCAATTTTGCTGTTGAAAATCGGGTAGGTGTGTAAAGAAACTCTTCGCCCTCTATATCTACTGTAAACGGGGTAGCACCAGCGGTTAACTCCGTCGGTGTACCTTCGTATCCATCTTTTTCGATTTCCACCACACAAGGAATATTATCCAGCGTGGCGAAAGGAACTGTGTAAATCAAACTATAGCTCATAATTTCTTTCCGGTTGATTTCATATAGTTTTTCAATGAGAGATAGATATCGGAACCACGCACCTTATCGAACCCGATATGAACTGATTGCCCTTGCGAAGAACCTATTTTACCCGAATTGATAGCCTCGAACAAATTAGATTGCTGCCTACCGTTCAAAATCATTTCCCCGGCATTCACCCGGGTTAGAATCTTGTCACCCGAAGATGGACCACCGGTAACAATGCCGCCGCCTGCAAACTTAGGGATTACGGCAAAAGCAGCTATAGCTGCGGCAATGGCACCGCCAATGGCAACAATATTCCACGGAAAAGGTAATTTTGCAGCACTCGCACCAGCAGCACTTGCTCCCTTAGCAGTGTTGGCGGCTACCTCGGTAGTAGCCGCGGATTTTTCTGCCTGGGTTTCGGCGATAGTGGCAGCAATACCTTTTGCAGCATTGGCTACTTTTTCATCCGAAGCGACTTTATCAATCGCGGCCTCTGCCTCTTTTGCCCTGGCTAATTTATTGGTCAATTCCGTTAATGTCTCAATGGTCTTAATAATGCTCATAAGCCCATCAATGGTATTTGTTATTGCATTCCAGACAGCCATGATACGCTCCCAACCGGACGCATCTACATCATTCATGACATCACGGAGACTCTCAAAAGAACTGACCATTCGGTCGGAACTGCTGGCTACATCCTTAATCCTGGAATATAAGCCTTCGTTCAGTTCTTTACTGAACGATTTTATATCTTCCCGCACTTGTGCCAACTTGAGAGCATCTTCCAATGTGGGAACATTGGCTATTCCATTGGCTATTTCGTCAGAAATTTCCTGCCCTAACTCTCTGTAACGCTCTTTTAGTTTTTCAGCGTATTCTTTAGCTTTATCAAGATTTTCAGAGGCTATATCCGCACTCGATTTCTTATAATCAAACGTTGTATCACGAGACTTCATTTTTATTGGAGATGAAAGTAGCTTTGCATTAAGCTGCATCACCGCAATAAATAAATCCGCCTCCTTTCCAATTCCTTTGATTCCTGCGGCACTTTTTGCGGCCTCAATCGAAAGGGAAATGATACTTTCGTCCAATTTCTTTTGAGAAGCAAGACCTTTGGCTTGCTGTTGCTGAACCTCCCGCACCTTGGCATTATAATCCTTCTGAACTTTTTCAAATTCAACCAGAGCGGCATTCTTATCCTGATTGGCGATAGCTTTTTCAGCGGCAGTTTTGAGATTTCTAAAGTATTCACTTTCCAAAACTTCTTTATCTCCGGTTCCTTTGGCCTGCGTAAACATTTTTATGTTAAGCTCTCCAAGGGCTTTATTGTACTCCGCCTGAGTGATCTTGCCTATTTCCAGTTCTGCGCCTAATTCCTCATACTGCTTTCTATATGATTCTTGCTGCTTTTGAAGAACGGACTTCTCATCGCCTTCATTGGCATTTCTTGTTGGAGTTGCCTTGGTTAAATGCTCCCCAGCTCTTTGAGTAGCGTCACTAATAACTAATGCATTTAGAATGTATTTTTCCAGCGCATTGCTTACATCTGAAATAGAAATGCCTCTATTTAAGTTGCCATTCAATTCTAATTCTTCGGCTATAGCATTTTGATATGCAAAGCGATTCCTTTCAGAAGTTTCTCGACCTGAATACAATTTAGCAAGCCTATCCATTTGGGCTGTAGTTAAACCGATATCTCCAGCTAATTTAGCATTCCGTTCTGTATATTCCCCAACAGTATTAAAGGCGTGTTCGGCGATAGCCGCTTCTTTCAACAGCCCAACTCTATCTTTTACCAGTTTATTTAGTTCCTCTTGCGATTTATTTTCTACTCCAAGCATTTTTTGTAACTCGGATTGTGCTGTATTAATAGCTTGTTGACTTTTTGTTCGATCATTCATTATTTTTGCTAAAGCCTGCATACGAGTTATCTCTTGAGTAACACCTGCTGAGAGAAGGCTTTTTTTATAATCAGAGAATATATTCCGAACACGTTTAGCCTCTTTATACATTAAAAAAAGTTTTCCTATAACCGCAGTGATGGCAGTAACAATAATCATCGGTTTAAATGCCGCCCACAATGCTTTTATTTGTAACACAAGCTTACCCACGGCAACTTTGGTTACATTACAAAATCTTCCCCAAGCCGATTGTGATTTCACCGCGGCTGCTTCTGCGGCTGCAACTTTAGCAGCTTCCGCCGCAGCAACCTCTTTAGCAGTCCTTTCCGCAAGTGTCTTCTCTGCACTGGCAAAATTCTTTTGTGCTATAGCCAGTCTTTCCCGTGCTGCAATAGCATCGTTATATGTCTGCGCTTGTAGATTGGCATTCTGAGCAGCGATAACCTCAGCTTTAGAGGCTTCTAATGTTATTTCTGCGGCTACACGTTCCCTTGTGGCTTTCAACATAGCCTTAGCCGTGGACTGCGCATCAACTATCTTCTTTGCGTCTGCTGCCTTTTGCTCTGCATAGGCAACTTGATCCGATGCCATCTTCTCTTTTTGAAGTGCCTTTTCAAGTGCTACACGGGCGTTAGCCTCAGCCATAACAGACTGCGTTTTTGCCTGTTCCAATGCTACCTCTGCGGCAATACGCTGTTGAGTAGCCTGTACCAGCACAGCGTTACTTTTAGCGACATTCGCCTCTATCATGGATGTGGTGGAAGATATGCTTGCCCACCATTTCGCAGCATGGTTAACCACACTACCCGTTATAAGTGCCAAGGTTCCGAGAACTATATTCTCGATATTCTCGGCAGCGGATGAAATTGCACCCGTAAGCCAGTCAATAAGGGACTTGTAAGAGCTTTGTACACTGGTACTATTTACCAGTTCCGTAAAGGTATTTTTTAGTCGGTTTACAGAGGTTTCCAGGTTATCCGTATCAATATCGGGAATCATCTCGTTAAGTGCTTCGGCAAATTTAGGAAGTACGTCCGCACTCATAAGCTTGCCTTCCTTCATCAGCTTGTCAAGTCCACTTATGGAAACACCGGCAGCTTTTGCCATCGCCTGTAACGCTACAGGAAGGCGCTCACCCATCTGCAAGCGGAGTTCCTCTGAACTAATCTTACCCTTACTCATCATTTGGGAGAGCGCAAGCATGACACCATTGCTATCGTCCGCGCTCATGCTAAAGGCCGTACATGCCCGGGAAACAGATTCAAAGACCTTGCGCTGATCCATTATCGACATACCGGAGATGGACGCGGCGGCTGTAAACTTAGCATAATTAGCCGTCAAAGCATTAATCTCCAACCCGTATTTTTTTGCCAGGTCCAATAGATACCGTTGGTTATCCGCATACCGGGCCATTCCACCCGATGCGTTTTTCAAAGCAGTAGTAACTCGATTGGTTTCCCGGGCAACATCAATGAACCGGGAAACAAAATTGCTCAAGCCAATGCCACCGGCACCCAATGCAGCCGCAAAGGTCAATATCTGCATCTGCATTGATTTGAATGCGGACTTCACTTGATTGACACCTCTCTTGAATTGCTCCGTCAAGAGATTAATTGCAATACTGAAACTCAATTTACCCGCCATAATAATCTGTTTTTTTAGTTTTCATAAATTCTTCAAACCGGGCCGCGTCTTCCCTGATAGCCCGTTCAGCTTCTTTTCTCATCTCTTCTTCTTCCCATGGGAATATAATCAGGTCCCGGGCACCGTTTTTCATCTTCCTTGCATCAATATGAGGCAGCATAGTGAAGTACGTCCACATGCGGGAACTTTCCATTTCTTCCTTACGCTTTCTCTCGTAAGCCTCCAAGTAAAGAGGTAGATCGCACAACTCCATTTCATTCAAAGCATAATGAGCATCCAACCCTGCCATTATCAAAGCAGATACAATATTACCTATGTATTCAGGGCTACCCTCGGTACCACCGAGGTCAGATACGGTTGTCTTCTTCCGAAATTGGTCTACAATCTCCATAATTCTTCCCAAATCAGAAGACATGGCACTCATGAACCGTTCATCCGCTATGACTTGCCGGAATACTTCAAAAGTGTATTCAGGCTTGTCACTGGTGATATACATGACATAAAGTAGGGATTCCACGTCTTCTTTATCTGTATAATCCATTTGAGAAAAAGATTTCCCCCGCATTTGTTCCCAGCGGATGATTGCCTTTATGGTGAGGCGATGGAATTTTCCCCTTAGCATCGGCTTAGGCTTAGGAGGTGCAGGTATATGGGACGGCTCCGGTCGCTTATAGCCGCCCACACTCACATTGCACACAGCAACAAGAACTAAAATTAAAAGTGCAACACCTGCACAAAAGAGGAATAAGTCCAAATTCATAAGCTATTCATATTAAAAAAGGCGGCCATCATTTGACCGCCCTTGCGCATTTGTTAAATTAAAGTTTTATCTACACACCGGCCCCACATCAACCTGAATGTTTCCTTCCACCATTGAAAGCTCTTTCACCATGTCGACTGATAAAGCATACTCAATCGAATTGTTCCACCAATACCATTTGAGCACTCCACAAAATTATGGAACGCCTGATAATCAGTGTTCTCTATAAAACTATATTGCTTTATGCACTTCAATTTTAATTATTCCTGAGGTGGAGTAGTAGGTTTAACCGGTGTCAAAGCTCCCACACCTTTAAAAGACGCACTCACAGAAACAATCTGACCGTTATCTGACTTGATGGATAGGGAAGTAATAATCACTTTTCCGGTATAATTGACCTGCTTGTCGTCTTTTTCAAAAGTGCCGCCGAAGTTATCCTGATCAGATGCTTTCGCACTACCAAAGAAGAAGTCAAGAGGATCACCCGCAATCTGTTTTTCAAGTAGAGTATCAAAGCTTAAGGCACCCTCTTTGCGGGTTAAGAGTGATTCACTGGAAATGGTGAAACTCATCTTCCCCGCCAGGGAACCGGCCCAGTTACCCATCATCTTGTTGGAGATGTCCAACTCTTCAGTACTGATATCAAGCCCTGCACTTGATCCGAACGCTACCGGGTCCTCCCCGATAAAAAGCATAAGCTCACCTCTAAAGATGTCTTTGCTTGAATCTAATTTCTTGTCTGCCATAATTTAAAAATTTAAATATTACCATTCTATTAAAAAATCCATTGTCTTGGCATATTTGGAGTCAGACCGTTCCTTAACAGTTCCGACAGCCCTGATACGCATCCATGGGTTAGTAAATTCACCTTCTAATACATCCTGGATAATACCGATGATCCTGTTGGAATTATCCATAGTGCTGCTCACCGCGCAAATATAAAAATGCATGACATTTGTAACATTCCCCATCTTACAGTCTATCGGGTCGGTCAATTCGCTATCATAATACACAGCATCGCCCGTTGTTCCCTCATCAATGTATACCGGGAATATCTTGTCATCAATCAGGGCTTTCAATTCTTCGGAATCAAGAAGGATACCGATTATTTCTTGCTCTATTTCGTAATCATGCAATTTCATACACATTTCGCTTTAACTTTTTCCACAAACTCCGCTATCCCCGTCCTGATCTCGACCATGGCCTTCTCCTTATCCAGATCATTTGTATCATTCCAAAAATAATTAGGGGTAGCCGCTCCCGTACGTCCTCCTTTCCCGCCACGCTTCCGGCTTTTATGCTTGCGCATACGCTCTACTGTTCCCAAATCGACCAGGTGCGAATGGTTTCCGCCCTTTTTCCCTTTTTTAAAACCTGCGAGCACTCCCGGTTTGTTCCTTTTAACCCGTACAGTGAATGAACGAAGCAGATTGCCGGTTTTACCTCCCGGGCCGGCACGCATCCGGTTCTTCAATCTTTCCATTCCACCTCTTTTGATAACTTCACCGCCCTTGCTTAAACCGCTCTTTATGGCGGAATCCTTGTCTATCCCGGATAAACCGGCGGTCAAAGCATCAAGAGCCTGCTTGTTTATAATCGTGACTTTTATCAAATTTTCCTTCATCAGTCGTTTACTTTTACACAGGTTATCAAGCAGGAATTATCATGAAATTTACGGTCTATGTCCAGTATTCTATAAATCTGACCATTATAGATAATTCGAAGGTTATCCGTTATAGACTCGTCATACCTCATCCAGAAAGTAATACTCAGATCAATAAATTCCTCCTTTGCGTTCAAGGTCACATCATTGGAAATTTTTCGTTTACGGCGTTCGGCCGGGATGTTTGTTAAAACGGGATCGGGCTTCCATTTTTTCACCCTCTGGCCGCTATCTGAACGTTCCGTCTCCGCCCTTTGGAAGGAAATCACTTCACGCGGCATCATACTTCACCGCCTCCCCTGAATTTAATGAACGGGGTAATCAGGTCTTCCACGATTCCGGTATTATAAGGGCGTGCGTAGGATATTTCCGAAGTGGTATCATACAGCGTAGCCACTTTTACAATGATAGCCGTGCGCAGAGCCTCATCTAAATTCCCTTCATCGCTCAAACAACCCTCGTCAGTTAATGACCGTTGCAACCTTTTTTCAAGATTACTTTGAGCGGCTTTAATAAGCCTCATCAGACGATTATCATCCTTACCATAATCGACATAACCGGGTATTGATTTCTTTATCTCTTCAAGTGTCACGTATAATTCCATGCAGCTTTATGAAAGTGGGCGGGAATACACCCGCCCGGTTAAACTTACGCCTTAGGCGTTTTCTTCGCAATAGCAAATGCCTCCGTACGGACGGTGAGCATGTCAAAATCAGTATTCAGCACGAAGTAGATGAGGTTTTTCTTTGCACCGGTGTAAGGGTCTACAATCATGTGCATTTTTCCGAATTGCCCTACAAGTTCGTAGTTAAAGATACCGAAACCAAGTACTCCGTCGCCAATGTATTCGGTCATGAACACCGGATAGCCGTTGATTTTACCATTCTCAAGAACCATAAGTCCGCTACCGGTATCCTTGGGAGTAGCTTCCAGTTCCGCATAAGTTGTGGCAGAGCAGACATAAGCCGCCGTACCATCAAAAACGACACCGGTTTTCATAACTGCACCTTTCAGCGCAATGACATCTTTCCAGGAGAAACCAACACCGGCAGCAGTAGTAACCACCGGAGCCGCCGCCGCTGTGACATAGCATCCGTCGGAAGCCTTACTTGTGATCTTGGTCGTCTGGAACATCCACTTGTTCAACAAGCGTTGCAAACCCATAACCATTTGTGTACGCACAATTTCCAGAAGGGCGTTATTGCTCTGGTCGATGGCGCGGTTAGAAACCGGAATAGCCAGGGAAACACGCTTGGGAGACGGCTTGATTTTTGTAATGTCAATCTTAGTGTCGGCCACCTCCGCGTTTTCGTCCTCAATAGTGGCTTCAATACCTGCAACAACAGGTAACACCCAATCACCGACAAGGCCGTATTGCATTTTACATCCTACCTTATCCAAAATCAAGCCTTTTTCCAGTGGCTGAATGATTTCACCAATAGTCAAGGGGATAAGCGGTGTCACCGTAGAACTATCCTGAATAGTATCGGCACGTGTTAGAGGAACTTCGATAGTATTTCCATTCATGACCCCCTCGCAACCTTCCGGCAACGAACGATTATGCACGAATGAAGCGACAGCACCGGCGAACACAGCTTCCGCCTTCATTTCCTGCTCGGGAGCCTGCACTCCGGCGATGGCTCTCTCCATTCTGAGTTGCAGAATTTCCTTTTCCTGGATAAGAGCGTCTTTTTCTGATACTTCGTCAGTGGTAAGACTTCTTTTCTGGGTTTCCAACATGTCGGCCATTTCACCCAGGCGGGTGTTAATCTCTGCGATTCTGGCACGAGATTTCTTGATTTCTTTCTTGTTCATTTCTTTAAATTTTAATTAGATTTCTCAATTCTTCTACTTCTTGCTTATATTCAGAGGGTTCAAAAGAACTTTCTATGCTGCGTACATTGACAGCAGTACCCATATAGGCCGGACAGGCGACAATACTGAGTTCCCGGATTATGTCTATTTTATGTACTTTGCGCAGCAGGATTCCATCTGAGCGTTTTAGCCAGGTAACATTTTTTTTCTCGTCCGTCCAATACCCGAAAGAAGAGCCGAATAGGTCGCCTCTCTTCACCATTTCGACAACGTACTCGCCATCCGGAGTACCCGCAGCGGTAAAACTATAGGCTAACCCGTATCCATCCAGCCGCAGGCTGAGAGAGCCTTGTCCCTGATTGCTGCGGGCAAGCAAACGTTCAGCATTATGTTCAATCAGTGCGCGAATGTCGCTTGTACGGATCAATTCTTCCGTAATAGCTCCCGGCTCAATGATTTCAATAAAGCATTTCCGCAACACAGGATCGTACATGTACTTGCTTTCTTGTCCGATGACAACCGCATACCCTTCAATGCTTCTTTCGTTAACCAATTTCGGTGAAGCGTCACCGCCAAAACTTCTAATTTCCAGTTTTTCCATATCTACCTCTTTTACACTACTGTTTTATCCCCGTTCGTGGGTGGCACTTTATCGGAATTATTTTCATTTTTAACATTTCCATCCTTACGTTCCGCTCCAATGATAGGTTGAACGTTACAACTGATCATAGCGACATCACCACCGGGAACAGGTGCTTTCCCCGCTTTTGCCCGCAATTCGTTCACTGTAGACAACCCGTTCAGTATTTGTTTCTCGTAGAAAGTAGCGATGGTTTCCAAATCCGTCTGATAGAAGGACTCGATATCAAACCGGATGCGGTATTTGCTTGCCACCCTGCGGGGAATGAGTTTCATAAAGAACTCATTCTCAACTTGCCTCAAAATTGGCTGCAAGGTTCCGGTCATATACTGAACCTGGCTCATTTCGCTGGCCTTATAGTTCTGGCTCTGACCGGCGAATGCCATATCGGGATGAACGCCGTAAAAACGGCAAAGCTCAAGTACGGTAAACTTCATTATCTCCAACAATTGGATATCTGCCGGAGACATGGAAAGAGTATTGAATTTCAGTTGTCCCGGCAAATAGGTGATCGTTTCCCCGGACTGTATTTCCTGACGGAAGCGGGAAGCTGCATCCTCCAGCTGGCTTTCCTGGTATTGGACATATCCCTTCGTTGTTGAATCGGAATCTCCACTAATGAAGCCTTTATATGTGTTTCCCGGTCGAAAATTCCGCTCACTCTGATAATTTGCACTGGCGGATATATTCATGGTACTGGCAGCGTAACGGATGGTGGAAACCCCTGTATAACCTCCATCCAATGAAAGGTTACGCAAATGAATAATCTCATCGGGGTCCAATGTCTCATAGATGTTGTTTACCGGATCATTCACAAGATAAATGTTCAGCAGCTTGTCATAACTTACACTTCCCGGTGACAATAGCACCAAGGACTGGAGTTCTCCACCCCTCCAGTCTGGATAGATATAAGCATTGCCCTGATTGATCATCATTATTACGGCATTCCGTATCATTTCAAAAGCCGACTGCCTGCCATTGGGACACAGTGACAACAGATAGTTAACAGGATTGTCCTCGTCAACCATGAACACACCGTTCTTTTTCCGAAGCAGCTGCAATGGGAGGGAGGCGATACTTCCACTCAAAATAGAGACACAACGGTAAACCGTTGCCAGCTTCATCGCCATTTCTGGCCCGGTCACGGCGGGAGCAGCATCCTGAAGCATCCTTTTTGTTGCGCCTGTTTCGGCTACTGTTTCAAAATAGCTCCGTTCCTTCACCGGTTCAACAACCGATTCCGGCGTTTTCTTATTCCAAAATTTAAAAGTCATCGTTCGTAATTATTATATAAATAAAAAGTCATTACTGTTGTGATAACACCGTCTATCTTCGCATTCTGGCTTCTTTTTACAGGTTTGCGATTCTCCAATTTATCTTCGTCGATTACCGCATTCCCAAAGCAATACCAGTTTATCGGGTTGTCATTAAAGGTCACGTGCCCGGTTTTGGCGGATATCTCGAAACTCTCCACGGGACTTGTGAATGCGCCGTATGTCTGACTGATGGGAGTCAGCACTTTCTTAGCTCCTGAAGCAGACATGATGTTCACAAATTCCAAGCTCTTATAAGGGTCGTAACCTATGGCAAGGATACATAACTGTTCCCGGTTACGGCGGTTGATATCATCCGCTATCAGGCGATAGTCTATTACATTTCCCGGAAGAAGTCTCAGATACCCGGCATCCGCCCATTTTCTGTATAACTCCCGGTTGGGATGTTCCTTCAATGCGCCTTCTGGAAAGTAATAATCAGTATGCACGTGGAAATTTCTGACATCCGGCATGTAGACCGTATAACTGACCGCGCTAAAGTCATCGCATACGGAGAGGTCTACGGCTACCATTGCATCGGGACGGCCCTTTAAAAAACACAAATTATCATCATTCCGAGCCATAGCCTCAACCTCAGAAGAAGTAAACCATACCTTACCGGTATCCTGTACAAACATGTTCAACAGCTTAGTGCGGAAAGTCATCATGTCGTCTGCGTTCAGTTGGGCTTTCCGATATTCGTTTTCGTAGTAGTCCGGTTGTACGGTGACACCAAGATGCGGCTGCACTTTTTTCCATGTACGGGGATCATCCTCCGCGTCGTCCACATCGGGCTCGAATATATGCGCGAATATGAAGTCATTGTCAATCTCTCCGCGAAGAACGGCCTTATACGATTCCAGCATGTCCACGAATGGACTTTCCAATTTATCGCTGGCCGTTGTAATGACCACGGTGAGAGGGTTTACCCTGGCTCCCATAGAAGAGGTTAGCACATTCTTAAGAGCCGCGCTGTCCGCTTGCGAATACTCGTCAAGTATAACCATGGAGGCGTTCAATCCGTCCAGCTTGTCCGCATTACTGGCAAGGCACCGGGCAAACGAAGTCTTACCCGGCATCTTGTTGAACACCTGCTCACGATTTATCTTGAAATGCCGGAATTTCGGATCAAGACATTTAAGTATTTCCTTGATTTCACTGAAGCATATCTGTGCCTGGTTATAGTTATTGGCAGCTACATAAGATTGGGCATTCGCATCCCCGAAAAGCAGGTCGTAAATAGCCAATGAAGCAACGGAGGTAGTCTTGCTATACTTACGGGGTACGAACAGGAGAGCATCACGGATCAGCCTTTTTTTCTCCGTCTTGTAAAAGCCAAGGATATTGGCAAACTGAAACACCTGAATGGGAGTGAGCTTGTATCGGGTACGTCCGTTCAAGCCGGAGAATTGCAGACTCTCATAAAATACGATGAACTTCTTCACCTCGCCTATCTTGAACAAATAGGTATCCATCAGGCGGAAGAAGCGTACAATGGAAAGAAGCTCATACAGGTTATGACCGTCCGGGTCGGCTCTTACACTTTTGATATACGTGTTCAGACGGATATCTATCCTGTCCAGATGATACTTATGCAAGTCGATCTCCTGAAGTTTTTCCTGAGTCTCTTTCTTTAGTTTCCTTAATTCATTTTTGTCCGTCATTTCTCATATCATTAATCAGTTTGGAAATAGCATCTTCCTCGGTGGAGGCTCCCGCCGTATCGCAAGTCAAATGCAGTTCACGGAGCCATTTCCGGGACTGCTCACTCAGCTTCAACATGAGGTACATTTTCTGAACATTAGGATTATTCCCGTCCCTGTCGTCGAACACCCCGGAAGCCTCATCCAATTCTCCGCCGAGCTTTCCACATTGAGCCAAAACAATAGAAGCCTGCTCTATTGCCAAATCCATGGCCTTAGAGTAAGTCTTCTGACCTTTCATCAAACTTTTTAATTTTCGCTCAATATTCTTCTGTTTCATACACACGATTTATGTACATAACCTGCGCATCAATATATTTGGGTGGCACTTATCTTTAAAACCCTCCCCCCCCCCGGTACACCCTCCCCCTATATTTTCACCTCGTGCGTGTATCTATAGGCAGGAGTGGGTTTCAGAGGGAAGGCCCGCCCTTGAAAAAAAACTCCCCCGTGGAACAAAATTTTAACACTTTGTTCCACGGGGGAGAATAAAAGAGAAAGGTTGCCTGTTACTTCAAATACTTATCAATGAAAGACTCTGTTACTCTACGTTGGTTAGCTTTGACGGCTTCCTTTGAATGACTGAACATCCGTCTATGTATATCTGAATGGCATGCATGGCATAAGCTCATCAAATTATTATATTGGAACATCAAAGCATACATCTGGCTTTCGCTAACCACTGATTCAACTGGAATGATGTGATGCACTTCTGTAGCGGGCACAACCACACCATTGCTTTTACACTGTTCGCACAGGGGATTATTCCGCAGCTTCATCAGCCGTAACCTTTTCCATTCTTTCGAAGATATCATCTTAATATAATATGGATTCCTACTCATCATTTACAGATTTATGAGAGATTCTTCGTTTAGGTTTGTTAAACTCAACGTGTTTCTCTGCTTGGGACATCTCATCAAACATTACCTCTATATCATAAGGAACAGGCTCTGTTTGTGCATCATCGGCAGGGTCAGCAACACGAAGAAAACAATGAATAAGAGACTGGATAATCTCATATACACTGCTAAAGCCATACTTGCTTTTTATCGCATCAAGCTTTCGATAAGTTTCGGGGGTAACTCTCGAATAAACTTTCTTAGTAAGTATTTTCTTTTTCCTTGCTCTCATATTTAAGCCTCATCAATTTATCACGTTTATACTCTTCTGCATACTGTCGGGTAGCCTTATTCTTGGTAACATAGATCACCGTAGTAGCGGATATCCGGACCGGATACAGATTCTTTTCCCTCTCTCGTTGTCGGGCAATGATTTCATCAAGGTTGCCCGTATTCACTGTTATATCCGGCTTACGCTCTTCTGCCGGATATTTGCGTTTCTTTTCTCTATTATTATTCATTACTAAGTTGTTATTAATTAATCCCATAGTACAAACTCATACACCCATACAAATGGGTTTTCTTCCCATTTGCCTTTGCCCGATACTTTGTCTATCAAAGTAGCAAAGGCTTCATGAGGAGTATCATATAGTCCGATATACTTTTTATCGGAAGCACCAGCGAAAGAATAAGCAATGCCGCCATTTCCGTTTGCAGAATCAAGTCTATAAATACCTTCTTTCAAGCAATCTTCATCAGAAATATCTTGCAAACGCTCTACTTTTACATTGGTTATCTTGATGTGATGTTTGCAAGCATACGATTTAACGAACATCTTGTTATTCCAGCCAGCCGAATCTCTCATAAATCCTCGTATGCCCAAATCTTTCGGGTCTCTATCTAGTGCGTTTGGGTCATAGCCTGAATCCTTGTAGCTTTGCGCAATTGCGACCACTTCTCCGACTTGAAAATTAGGAAATATTTGCCCGGCATCAATCATACGTTCATCTTCATCATGCAGACAAACCTCTACAAGCTCTCCAGAAGGTTTTCTGCAAACATAATATCCAGCTACATTCTGTCCTCTGAACTTTGATGGATATGATATGACCCTTCTCGTCATAGTCTTTCGACCATTTAGTACAGCTTGCGTTAAGCCATATTTATCATTGAACATAATTTTCTTCATACCTATATAGTTATTAGTTAAACTCAATTTTCTGTTGCAGCACTTCATCTGCATAATATTTGTCGAAACTTTTATCACTTATCCACCAATTAAACCCAAATTCGGCATCGGTGAAGTTATGATTGAGATATCCCGCATCAATCAGTTTTTGAATTGTTTGTATCCACTTTCGCTTCACATGAGGAAAACGCTGGCAGTCTTTTAGCTTCTGTTTGTAGTTAGACATCGGGCAAAGAATACATCCAATACGCTTATAGCCTTCATCGTATAATTTGCAGTGCGGTATATTATTCAAGTTAAGAAACTGCCAAACTTCACGTTCAGTCCAGTAAAGAATAGGCGAGACAAGAATCTTATCTTTTCCATTGACGCATGTAACCATCTTTTCTTTATGCTCGGAAAATTGGTCGAAATTCCCGCTGAATTTATGACTGCTAATCTCAATTTCTTCACGTTTAGAGCGCCGCACACTTTCAGCTTTACGAATACCGATCAAGGTTACTTTACCTGCACCGGACATTTCTTTAAATTCAGCACAACACCAGCGCATCGTTCGTGTAGGAATAATATGCTTTTTTAGAGCCATGTCATAAATAGACATTTTAGGCTTTATCAGTTCCACGTTTGGGTAGTTCCGTTTCACGAAACGAATCACATCCGGTGGGTCAACACTTGTAAGGTTCATGTGAGCCTTAAATTTCACACCTGCCATCTTCGCGATGTGGTAGAGAGCTTGGCTATCCTTTCCACCGGAGAACGCAAGATAGAAGCCATCCTCCGGATCATAATCAAGTGCCATCTGTTCACATTTGCGAAGCAAGGCGATGGAGTAGTCTATTTTGGATTGCAGATTCATTTAGTTCTTTTTTTATTTGTATTACGTTAATTCAATTTCTTCTACTCCATCAAGATGATGGTCTATTTGTAGCCGGGTGAAGATGGCATGAACCCATGAGTATTTTTGTAGCTCCTTTACTATTTCATCTTTAGCGACCTTTCCTTCCATGATGAATATTGACTTACTTCCACCGCGAGAATCATGCACGCTATAAGGAATACAAAGCATTGTAACTCCACGATAATAAACATATCCAATGCCTTTGCACTTTTTCATGTCGGAATATAAGTCATTGTCTGCATCTATCTCACGCCCAATGCGAATCTGGTCTTTCATTGGAATATTATTACTCAGCATCGTAATGTGATGCCCCGGTCCACTTGTTGTGCCGAAATACATCACTATCGGATTTTTGCTCATATTTTTCTGGTTTTTAGCCAAATAGACTTGTTTGTACTAAAGTTCCTTTCTCTGTTTTTATCTCCCCAAAACATTCACAGCGGAAACGTTCTTCCTGTGCTTCAAAATACTCCTTATCTATTTCGGTCGCATAAAAATCGAATCCCAATTTATAAGCAGCTATCCTACTACTTCCACTCCCCAAGTGAGTATCTAGTATTTTATCTCCCGGTTGCGCATAATTCCTGAATATCCACGAGTATAATTTTTTAGGTTTAGTCGTTGGATGAAATTTTACACCCTCATTACCGATAAAGCCACTATATGGAATAAAAGTTTTTTTAGTACTAAATTAAACGATGTCCATGCTAATTCACCACTTGAAAAGGAACATCCTTCAGCTACCATTTTATCCCAAAATATCCAACCGTTCGTAGGATATAGCTTATCAGTAAAGTAATTGCCTCCCCATATAATTTGATTCTTACTTACTCTGAACAGCTCGTTAAAATATTCCTCGCCCGGAGGAGTTGAATCCCATTTTTTTATACTTCTCTTCGGAGAAACAGTGCTCCTCTTACGTCCAGCATTCATATTCACATTAATTCCATAAGGTGGGTCTACAACAGCCAAATCAAAGAATTTATCTGGAATACTTTTCATATATTCCATGCAGTCCATATTATATACTTCACTTACTGGCATATTAACTCCTTTCTGAATTAAAATAATGATTGCTGCACACGTGACAACACTAATCTATTGGCTTCACGGAAAAAATCTTTTTTGATTTCAAATCCGTATCCTTTACGTCCCAACTGAGCAGCAGCCAATAAAGTTGAGCCACTTCCGGCACATGGATCTATAACCACATCGCCTTTGTCGGTGAAAATCTCTATCAACCTGCGAAGCAAAGGAACCGGCTTCTGTGTATTATGAACTTTTGGCGTTTCATTATCCCGTACCCAATCAAAGCAATTGAATATCATCCTCCCATCGTTGTTAAACTTTGGAAGCTTATCACGGTAAAGCAATAATCCGTATTCGCAGTTGCCTACTATCTTCATATTGGCTTTCAAGACTTGTGCGGAAAAATCTTTTCTGAATACAAGGTTTATGTAATTATTCAGCCCGTATCTTTTACCAAGTTCAATGTATCGGAACTGGTCCTCAAATTCACAAAAGATTATCATGCAAGGTGCTTTGCCTTTTTCCTTGGGTTCCTTTACAAGCATTTGTGAACAAAAGTGCATAAACTCAGCCGGGCGGAAATCCTTATCAGTGTCAAAGAACTGTTTGCCTGCCTTATCGCTTTCTCCATTCTTGTTGTCTCCATCAACGTACCATGATGGATTAGAAGCATAAGCGTTATTGCCAAGATTATACGGAACGTCGGCAATGATTAGCTGGGCTTTGGGTAATCCATAGACCTTATAATTTTGAAAGTGGTCGTTAAATAATTCTATATTCTTCATCTTTTAGTCGTTTATTAAAAATCATCGAAATCCGACCTAGGCATTATCATCCCTTCTGTTTCGAATAGTTCTGCGTTAGTAAATTCCAGCTTGATAGCGTCAGTATCTCTTTTCCCAAAGCGCATACGTACAGATGTTGCATTTACCGAAGCACAGATATCAGATAGATAATAAGGGTTTAAAACTGTTTTTTTCTGATTGCCAGGTTCCCAGTCATCTAAAATTTTTTGATAGGATGGATATTTTAAAGAATCTCCTGAATAGAAGTTTACCTTAATTTTAAAGCCATCATCTTGCACCAAAAAACCGTCTTTTTCTATTGACACAACAGGATATCGCATCAAAAGCTGGAAACTCTTAGCATGGAGAAGATGTCCATTCAACATCTCGATTTCCTGTTCGTCGAAATTGGATATCTCGTTCACCTTTGTTTTGATAAGTATATGTCCGTCACTTGCAATAGCATAAGGACCATCAAAATAGATGTAATTCAATACCGGACGCCACTCATCAACCGCGCAAACCTTATGCAATTCAATGCCTTTTTTAAAATTATGTCTGACCTTTTTCATAATCACTCTACATCTTTACTTATTAAATTAATCTTTGATATACAGGCGACATCCCGTTTTGTCTTTTGCCCGCAACAGGAAGCTGGCCGCTTCATCACTATCCACGATCAGTTTAATTGCGGTCAGCCCTTCAGTTGTTGGTTTCTGAAAAAGCAAGGAACAAGGCTGATTGTAATATGTCCAGTAGAAGATAAAATCAGCTAAATAGAAGTTATCTATCTGGACGATATATTTAACGGGTGGACGCTGCATGATAATCTTTAGGCTAATTTCTCAATCTGGTACGCTTTTATGTCATTGTACCAATTGTCATTTACTTCCCTGGCTTCTACAGTGAAGCGAACTCTTACTTTTTCTCCAACTACAGGAGCATCTTCTATAGGACCGTCAAAGCTCATCATTGAAAATCGCATCTTGACGGGAAAGCGTTCCAATGTTTCCAGAACAAACCCTTTCTTTTCCCAGTCTTTTCCTTTTTTAGTCTGTCCATGAGTGGTTGGCAATTCCATCAATATTCTGCCTTCTATTACATGACTCATATACTAACTTATTTAATTATTATAATTATAAATTTTCAGCCCTCTAATGTCGGTACCCGACAACCCTGCGGGCTGTATAGGACAAGTTGCCGAAAATCGTTAAAAATGATACTTTAAAAGCGTATATTGCTTATTATCAAATAGTTATATGCGCACCATAAGGGGCTTTTTGCTATGTGTATAATTTATTGATTATCAAATAGTTACTGTTTTCTTCGAATTGGTGTAAATATCCCAACCTGGTAACTTGCCAAAAGACGGTCTTTAAATTCACGTTCCAATTCGCCCACCTCTTCCACATACTTCACGCGCTCTGTCGGCCAGCTACGGGCAAAATTGCGGATCGTTTCCCACTGTTTTTTGGTAAGCGCACCATCCAGATACATCTTCTTGTACCGTTCCTTGTAGCGCGTCACGCCTATACGCTGTATCTCACGCGCTTTTTCAAGCTGGGACATCTTTACACCCTTTGTAGCGGACAACTCTCTTACAAAGTTTATCTCTGACCAGTCCTTGTAGAAGATACGGCCAACTTTGGACAAGAAGGAATTATCTGTTAGTTCAGTCAAAGGGACGGATTGATGCTTATACACCGTTTCTATGCGTAGGATATTGGCACCAACCCGACGACCTTTTTCACCGGCCTCGAAGGTCTTATCATAAATCTTTAGCACCTTACGGAAATACTTGCTTTTCTCCGTTGTCTTCTGTTTGGCTTCGGGATAATTGGCATCATTCCATAATATCCGGCCGGATGCTTCCTGAACCTGCTTGATATACTCGTCCGCCGGTAGCTTCATCTTCATGGTGATACCGATTTCGTAGTAGGTGACTACAGCGTTTTCCGGCTTTACCGAAAGCCTTAACAGAAGCTCGCTGATTGTGCGGACTGCCATCGCAAAGGTCATCGGACGGCTGTTATCCAGTTTTCCAGTACGGCCTTTACTCCATAACTTACAAATTGAACATTTACATCGCAGTTGACTCCCGCGAACCTCAATGAAGCAACCGTCGAAGTTGGCATACGCCGTTGACTTATAATAGACCTCGTCACCTTCCGTACATTGCTCCAGATAGTTGCGCAGGACAATGGTGTCAATGTCGGCAGTATCAATTCTTGCCTTTATTACCATCTTGTCGAACATTGCCTTTGGCTTCATAGAACTGGCAGCGACGGAGGGCTTCACCGACCAATTTCCGGTTTAAAACTGAGCAGGTAACGACGATGGGCCTCCCGAACGAATCAGAAGACCGGCAGCAGTTGAGGCATTTAATTGCCTCGCACTTCTTTGCTTCCTTCTTCATTGCCATAAGGGTACACATCTATAATAGGGGTTTCAACGACTGATCCGATACGGTATTCGGCCATCGTGCCTTTCATCCCTTCATGTAACTTGGTAGTTGCATCCTCTGTTGAGGCACCTTGTACAAGTACATAGGTTGATGTCTTCTTTTCGGCACCGCTTTTATCATCCAGGGTAATGAAAATCAGTTTGCACTTAAACCAACGGTCAGCTGCTTCTTCTTCGCTGGGAAACAGTTCGCTATAGTTAGCGCGTTTGATATCCGATACAGTGAATTCACCCGAGATAAACGGTGTCATTTCCTCGATAATGCGTGCTTCCGCTTCCGTAAAACTGAGAGCGTCCACCAGATAAGGTTCTGTCACTTTCTTATTCATTCCGTTCTCCATTACTTTCTCGTAACGAATCTTACATATAAACCATGTGTGCATTGCCATGACTATTTCTTTTTATTGTTCAACTTCTTAATAAATTTCTTGCACCTACGACATAAATCCTGATCGGGAGATATTTTCGGTGCATACTTCTCAATTTTATCAGAGCACTGCCGAAGGAGGCGCTCTAATGCCTGCATGTCCGTTTTGCATAATTCCATGTCACTTAATTTGCTTTTCCTTTTTCAATCGCTTCACCTCTTTCCGGTAGTAGTCAATCATTGCGCGATATTCAAAGTCTGAGATTTTATTTATCTGATTTTTCATCGCCTCAAGCATCAATACGGTAGGTTCTCCGTACTTGGCAATCAATCCCCGCCTGTAGCCTTGTATATTCCCCTCGTCAAAGCGATTGCACTTCCGGCATTGGGCATTGCAGTTCTTTTCATTAAATCGCGTGGCCATGTGCTGACGGTTGATATAATGGCCACAGTCAGACTGATCAAAGGGAAGAAGCCTTCCGCATGAGATGCATTTGAATGCTCCGCCTGGAAGTGCATCCCGAAGCCGGATGAACATAGCGAACACCGTATCGAGGCGTGATTTTAACTTATTTGCGGACATAGGTAACACCCGTTATCTGCTGATACTGGTCCTCACTGCGGAAGCGTATAGCATTCTGAAACCAAATATCGTTAGCCGCCTTATAAGAATGCTCGTCAGTTAGATCACTTGAATTATCATCCGACAAACGGGCTATAATAGCACGCGTTCGATCTTCGTCATTCCAGAATATGGCAGTGTCTCCAATGCGGGGCACTTCTTCCACCTGATCCGTCAGGTCACAGAGGAAGTCGCCATAACGCTCTGGTTCAAATCCAATGATTAACTTGTTGTCAATAGCTTCGACGGAAATGATTCTACACTCAGGAGGAATCTTGTAATCTTCAATCTTCATTTTCATGGTTAATATATTTTTGAATCGTAAAACTTCTTGTTCTTCATATACTCCTGGGCTACGTCGTACTGCGAGGCCGGTGCAATACGGTCATGGATGTATTGATACTTTTCAAGGCTCATGCCGGAAAGGACATCATCGGTGTATTCCACACGACCACCATAGACACACCCGGCAATGGCTATTGCTATGATGATGGACTGGAGAGTATATTTGCTGATCTTATTCATATCGTATGTTTTTAAGATTTTTACTTTTGAAATCCCCGCCAGCCCGTGGCGGGGAATATTACTACTTATCTATTACTCGGCACGCTTCACAGCGGACTATTCAATCTTTCAAATAATAAGCCGTTATCTCGTTCTCGGAGAAGTACAGGTTCCCGTGCTTCTTGTGGTGAGGAATCTGCCCACGGCTGCACCGGGTACGGATGGCGTTTTCGGTGAGGCCCAGCTTCTCGGCAATTTGCTTGATGTTCAGAAGCTCATCCTTTTCGCCCATTTTCTTTTTAAGGGCCTCGGCCAATTTGTCTATTTCAAAGTTGGTTAGCATCGGACGCCTCCTTTCCTATGAATTTGTTTACGAAGTATATCTGACCTTTGCCGGTAACTTTAGGAGTGACGGTCGTATGAAGAACACCGCCACTTCCCGAGCGTACACCCTTCTTTATTTCAAATAAGCCTTGTTCTATGTACTGTTGATTAGGAATATTGTAGCGTTCGCCATGCTTTCCGAGGTAACCATTTGATCGCATGTAGGCGAATAATCTTTTCTCGCCGATGGGATAACCGTTTTGCGTTATCAACTTTGCAAGCTCGCCAATCAGGCATGAACTTTTCGCAGCCTGTATAGCAGCGGTAAATGCAACGGCAGGAGCACTCTCTTTAACTCTGGCCTCAGCCTCAGCACGTCCTTTTTTCTCAAATTCAATCTGTTTTTGTTGGCATTCGATTTGTTCCATCTGGGCAGCGGCAAGTCTCAGTGCAGCGGAAAAAGAAGAAGGTATCTGATAACCGCCATTTATTCTTTCTTTTTCCAGTTGCTCCCAACGAATAACCAACTTTGCACGAGCCTCATCGTTGAACTTAGTAGCCACATAGAGACATTCGGTTTTAGTGAGTTCATAATAAGGTTCCTCTTTATGCCCGCCATTAGGTAACTCTCTGATTTTAAACATCAGGGAAAATTTCCCCTGTTGCACTTTCTCCCATGCAGGCTCCATTACTCGAATAGCCTTCATTACATCATTATGAGGTTTTCCTGTGAGTTCAGCTATTTCAATTGAACTCATCGTTTCTTTAATCAATTCAAGGTTTCCCATGCATCTTTCTTCCTCCTAAAGAAGAAAGCCCTATTCTTTCATATCCTTAAAGTGGCAGTTAGGATATTACCGGAATAGAGCTTTTTTAAATGTCTTTCATTCGCGGAAACTGCCACATAACCGCTTTTATTGCTGTAAAACATTGCCTCATCTGTAGGATAAGTGAAAAGGACTGCCTATCTTTGCAAGCGATCAAACATACGACGATAGGAATTAGGGACGCTTCTCTAACAGCCCTTTTTGTATCCGTCTGTGAGCTTAGTGACGTTTTACGAATGCAAAGATATGTCGGTTTGTCGACAATTAAAAACTTTCATACCGTTATTTGTCGCCAAATCGACTATTTAGAATTGAATCAAATAACAAAATCAATGGAACAAACTATTAATGAACGAATTAAGCAAATTTGCGATTATTATTTTGCTGGTAATGTTTCCGAGATGGCTCGAACCGTACTTGTTAAGCAGTCAACAATAAGAGATATAGTAGGTACCAAACAAAGCAAACCAAGCTTTGAAACATTAAAGGCAATCGTCGATTGCCCGACAATAAAAGTAAGTGCGAGTTGGCTTTTAGTTGGGACAGGAAATGTATTTGATGAAACCAAAGGTTGTTTTTATTTTGAATTTGACGAGGATAATGAGCCAAGAAGAGTAGAACATCTTGAAGAGCCTCCTAAAAATGGAAGTTCCATTTTACAAACCCGCCCTCGCATCCCCTATACCGCCGCTGCCGGCTCCTTAACTAATGCGATGAATGGTATTACAGAAGATCAGTGTGAACAGATACCACGCATTAACATCTTCCCTGAGTACGACTTCACCATTATCATAAAAGGAGATAGTATGGAGCCAAAATACGAAGGAGGCGACGAGGTGGCTTGTAAGCGCATAGACAGTACTTCGTTCATTCAATGGGGTAAAGTACATGTGCTCGATACAGCGCAAGGTATCCTGATCAAAAGAACGTATGAAGATGGGGAGAAGATACGTTGTGTATCATACAACTCGGAATACCCAGATTTCTCTATAGATAAGAGTGAGATTTATTCGATGAGTTTAGTTGTTGGATTGATAAGATTATAAATTATGAGAACATTACTTACAGCATTATCTTTTATCACCATATTTATTATTTGCATTTCTTGCAATAATAAAAAGACAGGAGAGGAACTTGTCAAACGGTATATTGCAGATTCAATTTTCGTAGATAAAGAAATCTATGATATACATATTTCACGATTGGACAGCTTCTATTCAGGTGCTTATGACGACCCATCTTATCAAAAAACAAAAAGAGAATTGATTAGTTGTATATGCGATATGAAAAAAGACATATCAAATTACGAGCTTGAAAAAAAAGTGGGTTATAAAAATGCAAGTAAAGAAATCATCAAAAATCATCAAAACTATATCAGAAATGGGATTCAAAGATTAGTAGATTTGCAAACATCCTATAAATCTGAGTTTATTGGGTTCAGTTGTGCTTTTCATGCTAAATACAAAACTAACTTCTCAGACTCCTTATTAAGTGGGTGGTGTTATCTATCTCCTCAAAAAGATTGCTTTCTCAGCCGACCAGTTGTATTTATTGGTCAGCCTATAGATTCCCCTACAAGTGACCTTGTATTGTCAGCAAATGAATTAGGAGATATGTTTATAGAAGAAATTGCAAAAGATACAACTGAATTGTTTTATTCTAATTATAACTAA